TTAAATAATATGGGACGCAATTTCCGCGGCTTCTTCGTCCATTTTCTGGGTGACGTGGGTGTATGTATCAAGCGTAGTTTGAACGGAAGAGTGTCCTAATCGCTCCTGAACAATTTTATAATTGATGCCGCTTTCAATAAGAAACGTGGCATGCGTGTGCCGGAACGAGTGAAATGAGAACTCAGGAAGACCGGCGGCAATAAAAGCTTTCTTCGCGGCATGTGTGACGTTATCCGGACAAACCGGCGTCAAAATTTGAGAAGGGAATACAAGGTCACAATTTCTATTTTTTGGATATTGCATTTTTAATCGGAGAAAATAGGCGTGTTGATTGCGAAGCATTTCAGCAGTGCCTTGATCAATAGAGATACACCGAATGGAGCTGTCTGTTTTCGCGCCGTCTACCAGAGTGTATGAAGATCCCGGAAGCACAATGCATGTCTGTGTAACGCTGACAGTTGCCCGGTCTAAATCAACATCCCGCCAGCGCAACCCCAATATTTCACTGCGTCGCATGCCAGTTGTCAGAGCGAAATGACATATCCGGCGGAGTTGTTCATTTTTAACATGCTCAAAAAATGCCCTAATTTGCGATTTTGAGAGGGCCTTCGACTTTGAAGGGGTACGCTTAGGCCGACGGACGTAGTCAAGCGGATTTGACGGGATAACGCCATCCGATACCGCTTGTTTCAGTGCGGCCGACACTAACGTATGTACATAACAAACCGTGCGAGGGGACAGGCCTGAATCCAAAATCTCCTGCCAATAGACACGAAATAAAGCCGGCCGCAGGTCTTCGAGAAGATGATAACCGAATGGAACACCTATAACATGACGCCGAAGAACTCCACGGTAAGAGAACCACGTATGCTCGGTTACCGTATTTTTTATACCATGCAGCCAAGCCTCCACCCATTCGGATAAGGTGACATGGTCGTCGAGATAAGGGAAGTCCTTAACTTTTGCGATGAATGAATTCCGCTTTTCAACGGCAATCTGTGGTGTTTTCCCATAAAAATATTTACGTTTCCCATTTATGGTAGCCGTAGTGCAATAAAATCCGTTTTTCCCTTTTTTCATAATAAAATCAGCCTCCTTTGGCAAATAGGCTGATTATGCTATAATTATAAAGTAATCAGCCCGTGGTGGGGTTGTTACAACTGCCACGAAAGAATCCCCATTCATTCGTGGTTCCCGTCGTCATGTTCACAGCATGGCGGCGGGATTTTTATATTGGATTAAAACTTTTATTGTCTGTTTTTGGGTCTGGGAAAGGTCGAGCGGAGTCCGTCTATATGCTCGTATAAATCAGGTTTTATTGGAGCCCACATTGGATCTAAAATAAAATCAATTCCTTCTCGTCTGGCAAATTTTGCAGCAGGAACAAAATCACTATCTCCGGAAATAAGGATAATTCGGCTAACTTGTTTTTTGAGCGCAAGGGATGTTATATCAATCCCTATCCTCATGTCTACGCCCTTTTGTTTTACATTCATAGAGAAGTCTTTTTCGGTCAGCTGATCCCAGTTTATTTTATGTGAGCACAAAGATTTAATTTTATCATAGTCTACTGCCCATGTTATGTTTACATCGTCAACATGCCCAAGGCGCAGCGCGGTTTTTCTCACACGTTTTAATTCTTCGTGCAATTCTAAACGCCATGCGCTATTGGGAGATTTGGCAAGATCTATTTGCTTTTGCAAAAACGGATGGAAGACCTTTTTTGATAGAGGCGGACAATCGTAAAAGAAAATTCTGTATAAATGATTTTTAGTTTTTCCTTTTGTGGAATAAAGATGGCGACGACAGTGATAATTAAGCAAATCAGCTAATTCTTTCGGATTCTTGCTACCAAAAATATACCTAGCTCTTTTTATAAAGAATGCTCCGTCTACCAGAATAGCAACATTTTCCATTTTATACTCCCCTTTACAAATGAAAAATCCCTTGGGGTTGGCCATCTCCGGACAAATTGGAGAGGCTTACTGCCAAGGGATAGATACCTAAAACATACATCAAACTTTGATGTGTCATTATCATATTACATGGCAGCAAAGTTGTCAACAAAAATTTATATATTGTGTTTTACCAATTTATAAAGTGTACTGTTTTTAGAAGAGGCCCCCTTTTTCATGATAAAACCTCTTTTCTAACTAGTGAATTAAAACGGAATATCCTCGCTTCCTGCAGCGAATTGCTGTGCTGGATCAAGTTCCGACTGAATTTCCTTATATTCATCCTCCCACGAAGGCAGAAGCTTCAGACGGTAATATGTTGATTCTTCACCGCAATAAGGGCAGTATCGTGCGTTTAGGGAGAGCGTTTCACTACATGAATAACTGGAGCATTTATTTTGTGTTTCAAGCCCACATATGATGCAGTAATCATCATCTCCAATTTCTTCATTATCACATCTAAAACACTTTTGTGTCTTTCCGTTTTTCTGTTCCGGATAACTATGGTATTTCATATCAAGCGGTAATTCTCCTTCCCTTATCGGGGGTTCTAAAAAATCAAAAATTATCAAATTTCTATTATTCCAAATGAGTTTATCTGAACCGCATATAGGACAGTACTTGCTTTTTTCAATGATGAATGAGTGGTGACACTTCATACAGTATCGGCCATGAATAAAATCATAAAATTGAGTTTTATAAAATGCAGTCCTGTTTTTATAAAACTCTTTATTGGTTTCAACCCTTTCAAGCGCATAGGAAGCCGCCTCATTTGAAACACCAAATATATTGGATACCTCAGCGGAAGACCTACTTGGTATTTGGCATAAAAGTGCGGGGGAGCATAAAAGTTCACTGGCAAAGAAGTCAGCCTCCCTTTCGAATATACGACTTTCGGATTCCGTAAGTTGAACTAATCCATTTCCGATTACGGAGGGAGAAAAGGGGAATAATTGAAAATGCTGAAGAACAATATGCCCTAGTTCATGTGCCAGTGTCCACCTACGTCTTTCTAGTGACAGACACATATCGTTGTACGTTACAAGGTATAATTCGCTATCAGGAAGATAGAATGTTTCGCCATCTTCTGAGCCGATGATATCGACAATATTGTCAACGGTGCAATTAAAGAGGTCAGCTAAAGTTGAATACTTAAAAAGTTTAACACCATAATTCTTAACAAGCTGATTAACGTCCACAGGAAACGTAATAATGTTATTCAGTTGAAAAAACCGTTTTACCCAATAAATGATTAAGGGATATCTTGGTTTTGTTATCGGAGCTCGACTCAATTAATCATCTCCGTCATTCTCAAGCATAATCTTAATGAGTTGTTTTAATTTTTTGGTTTTTTCGGGATTGCTTTTAAAGTTGTCTTTTCTTGCCAATGCCCTGATTTCCGGGTCGTCTAATACAGGCAACTCTTCTTCATCAGTGTTTGAATCGACAATCTGTAAAGGTATTTTAAGCCCGTTTTCATCTTCCCAGCCCATGAGTACCATAGGGTTGATTTGCAGAACAGACGATAGTAAGGCGATCTTATCTCTGCGCATATTAGCGATATCTCCGGACTCCCAGCGAGATACTGTGGCTGGAGAAACACGCACGCACTTAGCGACATCCTCTAATGTTAGATGCAACTCTATGCGTCTATTTTTTATAATATCTTTTATTTCCAATTTTTTCACCTCCGTGATTTCTATTGCTTAACTATAATTTATCACAATTTTTGCGGATAAGCAAATAAAATGAAAAAAATATCTTGACTTTTGCGTATACGCAATGCTATAATTGCATAAACGTAAGAAAGGAGGGAGACTATGGATAAACTGGCATTTAAATACGAAGCGGCGAAACGTGGATACAGTATGAAATGCATAGCAAAAAAGTTAAATATCGATCCGTCAACATTGAGCAAAAAACTTTGCGGGCGCTCCGAATTCACGCGTTCAGAAATTCGGGAATGTCAAGCCGTTCTCAAACTATCACCCGAAAAAATTTTTCAAATTTTTTTTAACAAATAATTTGCGTAAATGCAAAAACAGAAAGGAGTATGAAAATGAACAGTCTAATGACGATTGAAAATGTACGAGGTTATCTGGATCCGGCAAACGGAACAGCCTATTTAAATGCCGAGGATGTAGCGAGAGGATTTGGATTTACAGAGAGCAAGAACGGAATTGAATACGTGCGGTGGAGAACAATTAACCAGTATCTTCGTGAGTTTGGGCTTTCGCAAGATGTTGCGAAAGATAATTTTCTTCCGGAAAACATGGTCTACCGTTTGGGATTTAAAGCAAGTAACGAGACAGCGCAAAAGTTTCAAGCCTTACTTGCCGATGAAGTCATTCCGGCAATCAGAAAGACCGGTGGATATATCTCCGGGGCAAAGGAAATGTCTGATGAGGAAATCATGGCAAAGGCTCTGCTGATTGGGAAACGTACTATCGAACAGCAGCAACTCCGCATTCAGAATCTGGAAGTCACAAACAGCAAACTTTCGGTCTCCAACACCATCATGCGTCCGAAGGCAGATTACTTCGACGAGCTTGTCGACAGGAACCTGTTGACCAACTTCCGCGAAACCGCCAAACAGCTTGGCATAGGGCAGAAAGCATTTGTCAATTTCCTTTTGGAGAAAAAATACGTTTATCGGGACACAAAGGGAAAGCTGATGCCTTATGCGGGTAAAGGTGATGGATTATTTGAAGTCAAGGAGTGTTATAACGAAAAAACCGCCTGGAGGGGTGTGCAGGTTCTTATCACGCCAAAGGGCAGAGAGGTGTTCCGGCTGCTATGCGGTGGGTTAAGCGCCTAGCAGTTTTACGACGACGGGAACAGGGCAGTTGTAACAACCACCACACGCAAAAAGATAAACGAAAGGAGAAATAAAAATGGAAAAAATGGGATTGACTTTGAAAGAAGCATCCGAAATCACGGGCATCGGATATCAACAGCTTCACTGCTGGGCGGAAGAGCGTCCGGACTTTCCCGCGTTCAAGATTGGGCGAAAGATGATCATTCCAACGCAGCAGCTGCGGGAGTATATGGGAAAGATGGCGGCCGCCCGGGAAGGCATGCCGGCGGGGTCGGCAATCCTGGCGGCAATTCGAGAAAGGCGGAGACAAAGAGCATGAGTAAACCACTCATTTTCACGGTGCTATTGATGGCCACGGCGCTATTGGCGGGGTACGCCGCTGAACCTGAGCCGCAGTTAATTTCGTACAAAGTAACACTCCGAAACGGTGAAAGTGTGTGGGACGCTTGCGCAAGGGTCGCTAGTGATAAGGACCACATGCAGGAGCTGGTCTACAACGCACTGAAAGAAAACCGCATCAACGATCCCGGCAATGTTCAGCCGGGGACAGAAATCGTTATCAGAGTAAAGGAGATGAAATAAAGATGGCTTGTAGAGGAGACGTCGATACTGAAGATTTAGAACGGGTAGTCTCTATCGCACGCAGTGGAGAAAATATACTCTGTGGATATTTTAAAGATTTCGAAAGCTGCCTGTCTGTTGAACAGAAAGAAAAAGTGATAGCTGCTACGGATTTCTTTGAAATGCTATCGAATCACTTAGAAACACTAAAGGCAGCTGTCGAGGCCATGAATTACAGAGAGGAGATGTATGAATGCGGAGAAGACTATTAACTATTTTATTCACATTGTTAGCGCCCTTCGCGGCGCATGCGGAATGGCTCATCGCAGAATGCAGCGCTTACACGCCATACGATTGCGGGACTATTACCGCAACGGGCGAAACAGTCCATGTTGGTGGGGTAGCTTGCAACTTCCTACCATTCGGTACAGTCGTCGTTATTGACGGCGTGGAATACATCGTAAACGACCGCTGCGGCATAGATAACTGCATAGATATTTTCATGGAAAGTTATGAGGACGCTATCCAGTTCGGAAGACAGCACAAGGAGGTTTATATCAAGAGATGAATCCGATTATGCAACCAATCATTAATAAGTACGTTGTGCTGTATGTGGCGCACCCTTTCGGTGGAGATTTAGATAATGTTTCCCGCGCGGAAACTCAACTGTCAAAACTGCAAAAATTGCTGCCCCGGCATACGTTGATATCGCCGATTCACAATTGGAGCTACTTAGATTATGAGATGACGAATCAGGTAGTGGCAATCAGCGACTGCGTAAGCCTGCTTCTCCGCTGTGATGCTCTCATATTGACGGGGCGTTGGGAAGAATCCGCAGGCTGCCGGGCAGAGTACATCGCCGCGAAAGTAAAAGGTTTACCAGTTTTCACTTTCAGCAACAACGACCTGCAGCGCATATAAAAGGAGGTAATTACATTGTTTAAATGCACAGGATGCCCGCATTACGGATACTGCATACCCGACGATTGCGCGGACATGAAAAAGACCCATGAACAGCAGCCACTGGTCAAGGGTCAAAGAAGAAAGACTTCTGTCTCAAGGATACTACAAAGAAAGCGAAAAGACAATGGACTACAAAACTTTTATTGACTCAAAAAGCCGAATATCCGAAAGCTACGGGTTTGAAATATCCGCAGAAGATCTTCATCCTAACCTGTTCGACTTCCAGCGGGATATCGTCCGCTGGGCACTTGCTAAGGGCCGCGCCGCTATTTTTGCCGATTGTGGACTCGGAAAAACTCTGATGCAGCTTTCGTGGGCATATGAGGTGACGCGGCATACAGGAAAACCTGTCTTGATTTTAGCCCCGCTGGCGGTTTCCGCGCAGACGGTAGCCGAAGGGCAGCGCTTTGGGATCCCTGTCCACCTTTGCGAAAAAGCAGAAGACGTAACCCCGGGAATTAATATTACGAACTATGAAAAGCTGGATCGCTTTGATACATCCGTTTTTGCCGGTGTAGTGCTGGATGAGTCGTCTATCTTGAAATCGTTTACCGGCAAAGTCCGAAATCAACTGATCGAGTCGTTCAGCCGTACGCCGTACCGGTTAGCATGTACAGCTACGCCCGCGCCGAATGACTTCATGGAACTTGGCAATCATTCTGAATTCTTAGGGGTTATGTCACGGACGGAGATGTTGTCTATGTACTTCGTTCACGACAGCGGAGAAACGTCTAAGTGGCGGCTCAAAGGACATGCTGAAACTAGCTTCTGGCAATGGATGGCCAGCTGGGCTGTCGTTCTGGATAACCCGGCAAGCTTAGGCTACGAAGACGAGGGTTACACGCTTCCTGAAATCCGCATGCACGAAATCGTTGTTGACGGCGATGCCCCGGTAACCGAAAAACTAACTCTGACGCAAAGGCGATCCGCTCGGAAAGAATCACTGCAAGCCCGATGCCGCGCAGCCGCAGAACTTGTTAATGCTAGCACAGAGCAGTGGCTTGTGTGGTGCGACCTCAATGCGGAATCAGAAGAACTTCACCGGGTATGCAGTCTATCGCAAGAAGTAAAAGGCGCAGATAAGGCTACACATAAAGTAAACGCTATGACAGGCTTTTCCGTGGGGCTGCTGAAGTGCCTGATCACGAAACCGAGCATCGCAGGTTTCGGGATGAACTGGCAAAACTGCCATAATGTCATTTTTGTAGGGCTATCCGACAGCTATGAACAATTTTATCAAGCGGTAAGACGATGCTGGCGATTCGGGCAAAAGAAAGCGGTGGATGTGTACATCATCATCTCCGCGAAAGAAGGCTGCGTGAAAGAGAACATCGAACGCAAAGAGGCGGACAGCCGTAAAATGCGAGACGCTATGATCACACTGACAAAGCAAGCGGTCAGGGAAGAACTGAACGCAACCTGCCGCGTTATGGCAAAATACGAGCCCAGCGTTGATATGGTTTTACCAAAATGGGCAGAAATGGAGGTGGCATAGCATTTGAAAGTGATTAATCAATATGTTTCAGACCAGGTGTCCCTGTACAATGGCGACTCGATAGAAATACTTAAGGGCTTGCCGGAGCACTGCATACATTATGCAATGTTCTCTCCGCCGTTCAGCAGCCTATACACGTATAGCAACAGCGACCGTGACATGGGCAACAGCACCGGAGATGACCAGTTCTACCAGCATTTTCTTTTTCTAGTAAAAGAACTGGCACGGGTCATTATGCCTGGGCGGCTGGTGTCCGTGCACTGCATGGATATTCCGAAAATGAAAAGCCGAGATGGCGTTATCGGGCTTAAGGATTTTCCCGGAGAGCTAATTCGGGAATTTGAAAATGCAGGCTTTATCTACCACAGCCGCGTCGTCGTCTGGAAAGACCCATTGGTAGAGGCTACCCGGACAAAAGCACTAGGGCTTATGCACAAACAGCTGTGCAAGGACTCCGCGATGTGCCGAATGGGGCTGCCGGATTATGTATTGACTTTCCGACTACCGGGAGGCAATCCGGAACCGGTCAGCCATGAAAACGGGCTTAGCCGATTCTATGGCGATGATGAGCCGGAAGGTATAAAAGGTGCAAGGCCAGAACCGGACGCTGATCTGATGGCTAAAAAAGAAAAGTATAACACCGAACCTGTTTATAGCCACCAAGTATGGCGGCGGTATGCGTCTCCGGTGTGGATGGATATCCGGCAAAGCAATACGCTGAACCGGGCAGCCGCCAGAGATAAAAAAGATGAACGGCATATCTGTCCGCTACAGCTGGATTTAATAGCCCGATGTCTGGAACTCTGGACAAATCCGAACGACATCGTTTTAGACCCGTTTGCCGGTATCGGCAGTGTTCCCGTCGTAGCTTTACGGATGGGGCGCCGGACTATGGGCTTTGAATTAAAAGAATCTTATTTTAAGCAGGCAGTGCTTAACTGCCAGAAAGAGGAAAATCATGATAACAGTAACATTTGAAGGATCCGCAGCCGAAGTACTTAGCGAAATGCAGGTGTTTTTGAAAAATACAGCCGCCCCAAAGGGAAGTACTGTAGAAGTTACGCCGGAAAAGATAACTATTGCAAGTACTGCTGCTCCGCAGATCAGCAAGGTTAAAATACCTGATTCGGTACCTAAAGCAACTAAATCGCCCGCTGCCCCAGTACAGGCCCCCACTGTCCCAGTAGCCCCGGCTAAAGAATACACACAGGCCGAAATTCTTGCAGCCTGCGGACCGCTGATGGACGCTGGGAAAGTACCGGAACTGACACAGATTATTCAAGAGTTCGGAGTAGCTTCCATGATGGAAATTCCACAGGAAAAGTACGGCGAATTGGCAGTTAAGCTCCGCGCGATGGGGGCTAAGTTATGACACAGCACGCTTTATTAAGCGCCTCAGGAGCGCATAAGTGGCTCGTGTGCACAGCATCAGCAAGGCTGGAGGCAGAGTTCCCCGACACAACCAGTGAATTCGCCCGCGAGGGAACGCTGGCACACTCGATCGCCGAACTGAAATTACGGCGGTATGCTATCGAGCCGATGAGCCCCGCCGCATTTACCCGGCGGATGAATAAACTGAAAAAAGATCCTCTGTATCAAAAAGAAATGGATGGCTATACGGAGGAATATCTGGACTGCATTAAGCAGATCATGCTGGCTTATGACACAAAGCCCTACGTAGTAGCTGAGAAAAAAGTTGATTTCAGCCAGTTCGTTCCGAAAGGCTTCGGCACTGCCGACTGCCTAATCATGACACCAGACGCCTTGCATGTTGTGGATTTTAAATACGGTAAAGGCGTACCGGTAGACGCCAAAGACAACCCGCAGCTGAAGCTATACGCTCTGGGAGCTCTGTCCGAATACGGGCTGCTGTATCAGTTTAAAACAATCCACATTCACATCGTACAGCCGCGGCTGAAAATCTTAGGAACAGATACATTCTCACGAGCTGCGCTTACAGACTGGGGTAACTCCGTCGTAAAACCGAAAGCAAAAGAGGCATTTGAGGGGCCAGGGGAATTTCATCCGGGCGAACACTGCCGTTTCTGCCGGGCAAGGGCTCAATGCAAAGCACGGTCCGAATATTACGCCGCTTTAACAGAAACTGCGAAAGCAAATGCCAATCCCGCGCTAATCACGATGGCGGAGCTGGGGGAATACCTCAAGAAAGCCGGGGCGCTCAAAAAATGGGCGGAAGATCTGCAGGCATACGCGCTTTCCAGCTGTCTTGCCGGTAAAACAGTACCGGGCTGGAAAGCCGTAGAAGGCCGCGGCAGCCGCGTATTCACGAGTACCGATGAGGCGTTTAAAGTTCTTACGGACAACGGAATTGATGAGTCATTACTGTACAGCCGCGTACCGGCCACACTGGCGCAGACAGAAAAAATCATAGGCAAGAAAGTATTCGAAACCCTACTCAGCAAGTACGTAATTAAAAACCCCGGAAAGCCGACACTGGCACCGGAATCAGACAAAAGAGAAGCTATCAGCAATGTGGTATCTGCAAAAGATGTATTTAAACCTGTAGGAGGTAATTAATCATGGAAAACACAAGTATTGTATTAAGAAATGTCAGACTCAGCTATGTACACATTTTGGAAGCCTATGCCCGAGTACCCGGTGCCGAAGCGAAGTACCAGACAACAATTCTTGTACCGAAAACGGACATTGCGGCAAAAGCGGAAATTGACCGTGCTATCGAATCAGCTAAATCAAACGGAATTACCGGTAAATGGAACGGCGTAGCGCCAGCTATCGTCGCTACCCCGGTGCATGACGGAGATGGACTTACCCAAAATGGCGCCGAATACGGCCCTGAATGTAAAGGCCATTGGGTATTCACTGCGTCAAGTGCCGCAGATAAGCCCGTAGAGGTAGTAGACGCTAATTTGAACCCCATCATTTCACCGACACAGATCTACAGCGGTATTTACGCTAATATCTCCGTTAATTTCTTCCCATATAACTTTCAAGGTAAAAAAGGCATTGGCTGCGGGCTCGGCCCCGTGCAGAAAGTTGCCGACGGCGAACCTTTAGGCGGACAGGCGCCGTCTGCTAAATCTGTATTTGCTGCGCAGCCTTCTGCCGTACAGAAAGTGAATCCATTAACCGGGCAGCCGATGTAAATAGTGGAGGCCCTTAACCGGGCCTCTTTCATTATTATCTGAAAGGCTCATTATGAAACACCTCAGTATAGACATTGAAACTTTTTCAGACGTAGATATTAAAAAATCCGGTCTGTTTAAATACTGCGAGTCCCCCGTCTTTGAATTATTGCTTTTTGCATATGCCTACGACTTCGGAGATGTCCATGTCGTGGATCTGGCACAAGGAGAGAAAATCCCAGATTCTGTTATATCCGATCTGAATAATCCCGAGGTTATCAAACACGCATATAACGCGTCATTTGAAATCACAGGGCTCAACCGCTACGGATATGCTACTTCCCCGGAGCAGTGGCGCTGTACAATGCTTCGCGGTTTATATCTTGGCTATCCGGCGGGGCTGGCTTTCTTAGGTGCTGCGTTAGGTATTCCCGAGGACAAACGGAAATTATCCACCGGCAAAGCACTTATCCGGTATTTCTGCGTACCTTGTAAACCGACAAAACGAAATGGGGGGCGAACCCGCAACTTACCGAAACACGATATAGATAAGTGGCATTTATTCAAAGAATACAACGCGCAGGATGTAGTTACCGAAATGGAAGATTACCGGCGGCTATCTGCCTACCCCGTACCGGGCTGGGTACAGGATGACTGGGTCATCGATTACGAACTAAATCGACGAGGCATCCAGCTTGACATGGATCTAGTTCGAGGAGCTCTGGCCATCGACGATCAACATAAGACAGAACTCGTGGAAAAAGCCATACAAATAACCGGACTTACCAATCCGAACAGTCGCAATCAACTGCTCACGTGGATTAACGATAACTCCGATCTGAAATTGGAAAAACTTACAAAAGAAACCGTGGCCGAGAGCCTGCAGATTGCAGAGGATCAAGTGGCCGAAGTACTGCATATCCGACGGGCTTTAGCAAAAAGCAGTATTTCTAAATATGAATCTATGAAAAATGCTGTGTGCGCTGACGGACGTATCCGCGGCGTGCTGCAGTTCTACGGGGCTAACCGAACAGGGCGTTGGGCAGGGCGGCTGGTACAAGTGCAGAATTTACCGCATGACGTGCCCGTGGCTATGGATACGGCTATCAGATTAGTTAAAAACGGAAATGCCCGCGGTGTCAAGCTTATGTACGGCCATATATCAACTTCTTTATCTCATTTGATCCGTGCGGCTTTCGTCGCTCCGGAGGGGAGCCTGCTCTGTGTATCGGACTTCTCAGCCATCGAGGCGCGCGTACTGTCATGGCTCGCTGATGAGAAATGGCGGCAGGATGTTTTCGCAAAAGGCGGAGATATCTATTGCGCTTCTGCGTCCAGTATGTTCGGCGTGCCCGTCGAAAAACACGGAATCAACGGACACCTGCGGCAGAAAGGAAAAGTGGCAGAACTAGCGCTGGGTTATCAAGGGGGGCCTCCGGCGCTTATTACAATGGGCGCTCTGAAGCAGGGACTTACGGAAGACGAACTGCCGGATATTGTCCATCGATGGCGCGGGGCTAATCCGCGCATCTGCGGCCTCTGGTATGACGTAGACGGTGCAGCACTTTCTGTCATGTCCGACGCTCGCCCGGTAGGTCTTCCGCACGGGATACTTATTTCGCGAGAATGTAATCTCTTATACGGGTATGACTACTTGACGATACAGCTGCCAAGCGGGCGAAAACTATATTACCCGCAGCCTTATATTAACGAAAATCAATTTGGTAAGCCTGCATTACATTACCGAGTACAGGCAGGAATCAAGTGGAGCCACACATCAACCTATGGCGGTAAGCTAGTAGAGAACATTACGCAAGCAATCGCGCGGGACTGTTTAGCGCTGGCAATCAACCGACTCGTAAAAGCCGGATACAAACCGCTTATGCATATTCATGATGAAGTGGTACTCGAAGTACCGAAAGATAAGATTCATGAAGATGAAATAGATAGGATTAACCAAATTATGTGTGCACCGATACCGTGGGCGCCGGGGCTGCTGCTTAACGCTGACGGCTTCATAAGCCCGTACTATACAAAAGACTGAAAGGGGGGGGGAGTACTTGAATTACGACAGAAAACTGACTATCAGCATCGGAAACAGCCGCATGTCTAAACAATGGACAGCGGCAGAGTGCATGTGGTCGGAATTTATCGAAAAGCTACGCACGCCGCAGCGAACAGCCGAGCTATACGAAGAATATCTCCGGATGGGCAAAGCACAGCAAGGGGCGCTGAAAGATATAGGTGGTTTTGTAGGGGGCGCATTAAAAGGACCGCAGCGTAAAGCATCGGCAATTACCGGTCGTGATCTGGTTACATTAGATCTGGACAACATCGCAACCGGAGAAACGGATAACGTTATCCGCCGGGTAAACAGCTTAGGAATCGGATATGCCATTTATTCTACACGGTCTCATGCGCCTTACCGTCCACGACTCCGGGTAATTATACCGCTGGATAGGACAGTAACCGCTGATGAGTATGAACCTATCGCACGGAAACTGGCCAGCTTGATCGGAATAGAACTTTGCGATCCGACGACCTTTGAAGCATCACGGCTTATGTACTGGCCCGGATGCAGCAAGGACAGCGAATACGTATTTGATTATGCTGACGCGCCATTTGTCAGTTCTGATGGAATTTTAGGGCAGTACGAGGACTGGCATGACGTAAGAACATGGCCGCAGGTACCGGGGAAAGAACTGAAAGCAAAGATACTGCTATCTAAGCAGGCAGACCCGACAAAGAAACAGGGAATCGTCGGCTCATTTTGCCGTACGTACGATATCCGAGGCGCCATACAAGCCTATATTCCGAACGCATACACAGAAACAGACCATACCGACAGATTGACATATACCGGCGGAACAACCGTAGCCGGGGCAGTGTTGTACGACGATGACAAGTTCCTGTACAGCCATCATGCTACAGATCCTTGCAGCGGGCAGCTGGTTAACGCTTTTGATCTTATCCGAATACATAAGTTCGGCAGCAATGACGATAATGTCAAAGAGAATACGCCAATTAGTCAAATCCCGTCATATCGGGCGATGAAGAAGCTGGCCATGCAAGACAGCGCGGTCATGACAGATCTCAACATGACTGCTGCGGTTCATGCGTCAGATGTGTTTTCTTCAGACGCAGGCAGTAACGACCAAAAACCGTCTGCCTGTGTCAACTGGATGCAAGAGGCGAAACTGGCATATGACGACAACACCGGACGCCCGAAAAAAACGATGGACAACATTATCCGAATTTTAAACCACGACCCGGAACTGGCAGGGAAAATCGCCATCGATGAGTTCTCTACCCGGGGGCTGGCGCTGGACAGCTTGCCGTGGAATACCAGCGACCTGAAACGTCAGTGGACAGACACGGACGACGCGGGGATCGCATGGTATCTGGAGGATAGATATGGTATTACGGGACGCGATAAAATCAGCGGAGCCCTTATGCTCGTATCAGAGCAGCAACGGTTTAACGATGTCAAGGATTATCTTCTTAGCGTGTCCTGGGATGGTGCTTATCGACTTGATACGGCCTTCCATGACTACTTAGGCAGTAAAGATACTCCGTACACCCGCGGGGCGGCCAGAAAGTCCTTTACGGCAGCTGTAGCCCGTGTCATGACGCCCGGGTGTAAGTATGACTACGTTCCGGTATTTATCGGGCCACAAGGGATAGGGAAAACCACGTTTTTGAGGACAATCGGAAAAGGCTGGCACAGCGACAGTCTGCAGAGTTTTCACGGGAAAGAAGCAGCGGAACTTATACAAGGTATATGGATCAACGAAATCGGAGAAATGACAGGATACAGCAAATCTGGGGACAACGAAATCAAGCAATTTCTTTCCCGCTGTGATGACGTATACCGGCAGCCCTACGGCCGGCACACGGGAAGATACCCCCGAAAAGGTGTATTTTTCGGTACATGTAACGACCATGATTTTCTGAAAGATCCTACTGGGAGCCGTCGATTCTGGCCGATTGACGTAGGCGTCGAACCAGTAACGAAAAGCATATGGCAGGACCTACCAGATGAAGTAGACCAGCTATGGGCAGAAGCCGTGATGCGGTGGAAACAGCATGAACCGATATACTTTGAAGATCCAGCTATAGAAGCAATGGCTAAACAGGAACAAGACAGACACCGCGAAGACAGCGCAAAAGACGGACTGATTCAGGACTTTCTAGACAGGTTAATTCCGATAGAATATGATTCCATGTCGCTGGCAGCCCGGAGGATGTACTGGTCCGGCAACGCCACGGGGATCACTGGCACAAAGCTGCGAGATAAGACTTGCGCACTGGAGATCTGGTGCGAGTGCCTCGGCGGCGAGCCCCGCAGCATGAAACGGGCAGACGCCCGGGAAATCAATCAAGTATTATGCCAACTTCCGGAATGGAAGAGAAATGTATCCCGGAGGCGGTATGGATATTGTGGAACACAGCGAGGCTTTGAAAGAATAACTATTCATGATAAGGGATAAATATTCTTAATAAACTGTTAATGTACTGTGAACATTCAATGTGCACATTCAGGATCTTGTTGAGAATAAAGCACGGTCTAATTGAGAACTAAAGAGGATTTTAAGAAATCCCAAAGAGGATTTTAACCATTAGGCTATACCTAAAACGTGAACATTAAAAAAGTTTGTTCACGCCTAAAGTTCACGGCAGTTAAACGACTATATCTATCTAAACTAACTAACGTGAACAACGTGAACATAGTTATGAAGAGTTTAGAAAAACAAGGAGTATTGAACAAAGTGTACGGTAATTGTGCCTTACGCGCCAGAAATAAAAATAAAATGTTGACCCCTGCGCGCGTGCGAATAAAAATTTTATATACATATATAGGCGAATACAAAAAGTATTTTCATGCAAAGAGGGTAAATCATGCAAGTAGTTAAACACTCGGAAAGAGATGCCGAAAAGTTATTAGTTAGCAAGATTAAAAAACTTGGCGGCAGGGCCTATAAATTTACGTCACCCGGCAGCGCCGGGGTACCCGACAGGATTATTATTCTCCCGGGAGGGTACGTAGAATTCGTAGAAATGAAATCTGAAACGGGGATGCTTAGTGTTCTTCAGAAGATATGCATATCTCACTTACGGGCATTGGGGTGCCATGTTGAAGTGCTATACGGAGTGAAAGACGTAGACACTTATGTAACTCGCGTGAAGAAAATGATAAAAAACGGAGGCGCAGTATGAATTTTGTGCCGCATCAGTACCAGCAGTACTGCATGAATCGAATTGTGCAAGATCCAGCTGTCGGGCTATTTCTTGATATGGGTCTTGGAAAAACGATTATCACGTTGTCCGCGATTAACGAATTAAAGTACGGGCGGTTTCAGGTAAAGAAGGTATTGATTATAGCCCCGAAAAAGGTAGCCGAGGCAACGTGGCAGCGCGAGGCGGCAAAATGGGACAACGTAAGCCATTTAAGGATTTCCACTGTACTCGGCAGCACATCTAAACGTATTCGGGCATTACATACGCCGGCGGATGTTTATATTATTAATCGGGAAAATGTGGTGTGGCTGGTGGATTACTATAAAAACGACTGGCCTTTTGACATGGTGGTAGCCGATGAAATGAGTAGCTTCAAAAACCATCGTGCAAAGCGATTTAAGGCCTTAGCGGCTATCAGGAGTCATATTACTCGTTTGGTGGGCTTGACAGGCACTCCTAGCCCGAATGGGTTATCAGATTTATGGAGTCAGGTGTATCTTTTGGATCAAGGTGAACGATTGGGTAAATATTTTACACATTTCCGGGAACGATACTTTGAGCCCGGGCGGCGGTGCCGCGAAGTGGTGTACTCATACGATCCGAAAGAAGGAGCTGAAAAAGCAATTATGGATGCCATTTCCGATATCTGTGTGTCGATGAAGTCAGAAGATTATCTAGAGTTGCCGGAAATTGTTTATCACGATGTTCCGGTAGCCCTTAGCGCCAAAGCACAAAGAGATTATAACGAGCTGGAGAAAAAAATGGTTTTAGATTTAGGCGATGACCACGTACTTGATGTTACCAGTGCGGCAGCACTGTCCAATAAACTGCAGCAACTGGCTAATGGAGCTGTGTACACAGACGATGGCGGACGGCAAGAGATTCATAATGATAAGATAGAGGCCTTTATGGAGTTGATAGAACAGCTTAACGGGAAGCATGCGATCGTGTTTTATAACTTCCGGCATGACTTAGATCGTCTAAGAGCCGCATTGCAGAAAACCAATTTACATATACGTCAATTACAGACGTCAGCGGACGAGCTGGATTGGAACGCGGGCAAGGTGGATATTTTACTGGCCCATCCCGCTAGTACGGCTTATGGTTTAAATCTTCAGGACGGCGGAAACCATGTTGTTTGGTTTGGATTGAACTGGTCTCTGGAATTATATCAGCAGGCTAATAAGCGATTACATAGGCAAGGTCAAAAAAATAGAGTCATTGTTCATCAGTTGATCTGTGAGGGTACTCGTGATGAGGATTTGGCTAGGGCGTTACTCATGAAAGATGCGGCACAGCAGTACGTAATGGATAGCTTGAAAGCCAGAGTAGATAAGTATAGGAGGCAACAATGACAGAGATTTTGATTTTCGTAATTGGCGCGTGGATTGGCGCTATCGTCGGTGTCGTAACAGTAGCGTTGTGCGTAGCAGCAAGCAGGAGGAAAAATGACGGTTAAAGAGTTTTTGAGGTCGGTCAGGGAACAAGACAGCTTGCTGCGTGCATACGAGCAGGAATTAGAGGATCTAAGACGTAGAGCATATAATATCTCAAGTCCGAAGCTTGGTGACAAGATACAGTCGAATCACTTAGCTACTCTTGATGAGATCGTTGACAAGTTGGACTCACAGATTGAAAAAGTAAATGCTGCGTGGGACGAGTTGATCGATAAACGAGATCAGGCTAAAGCACTGATTGACAAGGTAGACGACGAGAGTATCCGTTGTGTGCTGTATCGGTATTACATACTGGGGCAAACGTGGGAGTTAATAGCTGTGGATATGAGGTATGCTATACGACATGTGTATAGATTGCACGGAGCGGGATTACAATTTTTAGAAAAGATGTCACTAAATGTCATTAAATGTCACTATGAAGTGTGATATTATGATACTGTGAAAATATCGCGAGATACTTTCCTCCTCATTTTTAGAAAAGCACATGCCGCTTCTCGGTGTGTGCTTTTCGTTTGTCCTAAGATAAGAAAGGAGGTGGTGGCGTGACACCAAGACAAGAAAAATTCTGCGTTGAGTACCTGATTGATTTAAACGCAACGCAAGCGGCTATACGGGCGGGATACAGTGAGAAAACGGCATATTCAATAGGTCAGCGATTGTTGAAGAATGTTGAAATAAAAAGTCGTATCAAAGAATTGCAGGACAAAGTCTTTGAAGACGGCATGATGTCTGCAGCGGAAGCGCTGTGGCGGCTGTCTAAAGCAGGCAGAGGGGAACTTAAAGAAGAAGTAGTCGTTACCGAAGGTGTCGGCGACGGTTTCAGCGAAGCTAAGATAATAAAAAAACAAATTTCTGCAAGAGGCCAGATAAAAGCACTTGAGTTAATGGGGAAACGCCACGACCTTTTCAGTTCTGATACGAAGATTGAAATGGTACCCGTAATTATTACTGGAGAGTGTGAAATTCATGAGTAATGCCAATAGGATATATCTTCCGGATGTTATTGGCGGTGGATACAGAGACTTCTGGAATTTCAAAGGCAGGTACCGGGTGGTTAAAGGCAGCCGTGCGAGTAAAAAGTCAGTTACCGCAGCATTATGGTTTATTTATAACTTGATGAAGTATCACGAAGCGAATCTGTTGGTGGTACGGAAAACTTTCAGAACACTAAAAGACAGCTGTTATACGCAGCTTAAATGGGCAATACACCGCTTAGGGGTAGATACATATTTTATCTGCAGGGAAAGCCCTCTTGAAATTACCTACAAACCGACAGGACAGAAGATATTTTTCCGGGGGTTGGATGATCCGCTAAAAGTTACTTCTATCACGGTAGACGTCGGCGTGCTTTGCTGGCTGTGGGTAGAGGAAGCGTATGAAATTACGTCAGAGGCGGCATTCGATACGCTGGATGAATCTATACGAGGTGAAGTGCCGGAAGGATTGTTTAAACAGGCAACGCTGACTTTTAATCCATGGAATGAAAAACACTGGCTCAAGAAGAGGTTTTTTGATAAAGCAGATAATGATGTTCTTGCAAAGACAACGAACTATCAATGCAATGAATTTCTTGATGATTCTGACCGCAGTATGTTTGAGCGCATGCGGCTGAACAATCCGAGGCGATATCAGGTGGCAGGACTTGGCGATTGGGGTATCGTTGAAGGACTGGTATATGAAAACTGGGAAGAGAGGACATTTGATACTGCAGAAATTACAAGAAGAGAAAGTGTGCAATCTGCTTTTGGTCTTGATTTTGGGTATACAAATGACCCGTCCGCGCTCTTCTGCGGGCTGGTAGATACGAAAGCAAGGGAGATTTATGTATTTGACGAAATGTATAAAAAAGGCCTGACCAACGAGATGATTTACCGAGAAATAAGCCGGATGGGATATAGCAAGGAAAACATTACAGCAGACAGCGCAGAGCCTAAGTCAATCGCACAACTCCGCGCACTGGGGCTTACGCGTATTCATGCTGCAAAAAAAGGCAGGGACAGCATACTGAACGGTATACAGCTGATACAGGATTATAAAATTGTTATTCATCCGCGTTGCGTTAATTTCCTCACGGAGATAGGAAATTATACATGGGATAAGGATAAATTTGATAATCAGGTGAATAAACCGATTGACGATTTCAATCATTGCTTAGATGCTATGAGGTATGCCATGGAGCGATTCGGGCGAAGAGGCAGCGGTATTCAATTTTTAACATAGGCGGTGGACGATGGATTTTAGCTTAAATGCGTTGTGGAATAATATCATACGCCGTGGGAGCGGCAGTGGACTAACAGAAATAGAGTTTCTGGAGTTGGAACTTCAAGCATGGATTGATTCAGGGAAACGAAATCAGATGATTATCGGCAAGCGGTACTTTGATGGAGACCATGATATTTTAAATAAACAAAGACAGGCTGTAGACGCGAATGGCAATACTCGGACAGTTAATGGTTTGCCGAATAATCGGATTGTGGATAACCGCTATGCGGAACTGGTGGATCAAAAAGTAAGCTATCTTTTGTCTAAGCCGCTGGAAGTACGGACGGATGATGAAAGCTATGGTAAACAGTTAGATACCATATTTAATCAAACGTTCCGACGCCGCCTGAAGAATCTGGGAATGGACGTACTGAACTGCGGGATGGGGTACTTGCATCCGTATATATCAAATGGCGAACTTCGGTTCAAGAGGTTCGCCCCGGAACAGGTTCTTCCATTTTGGGTGGATGAGGAACATGAAATACTGGACTCATTTTTGCGGATCTATTCTGTCTTTACTTATGAGGGCACGCAGCCGAAAATCATATGGAAAGTAGAGCACTATACGACTGGAGGTATACGTCGATACATTTACACGGACAGCAAAAAGCTTATTCCCGATGTAGAGCAGACAGACGCCGACTACCTCACGGTAAACGGGGAGCCATTTAATTGGGACAGAGTGCCGCTGATTGCGTTCAAGTACAATAATCGGGAAATTCCGTTGATAAACCGGGTGAAGTGTTTACAGGACGCCCTGAATGCGCTGTTAAGTAATTACAGTGATAACATGGCGGAAGACATTCGCAGTACTATTTTGATTTTAGAGGGATACGAGGGTGAGGATCTATCGGAATTCCGACGGAACTTAATTGCTTACGGTGTAATCAAAGTAGGAACGGAAGACAGAAAAGGCGATGTGCGGACGCTTAGCATTGAAGTCAATGCGGACAACTATGATCTGATTATCAAGCTGCTGAAGAAGGCGATTATTGAGAACGGCCATGGTTTTGACGCCAAAGATGACCGAATGGCAAACAATCCCAATCAGATGAATATCCGCTCTATTTACAGCGACATAGACTTAGATGCCAATAATATGGAGATGGAATTTCAGGCAAGTCTGGAACAGCTGATGTGGTTTGTGAATACATTCTTGCGTATTAGCGGCACAAATCCAGATAAAAATAAAGTAGAATTCATCTTTAACAGGGATACGCCCGTCAATGAATCGGAAGTCATTCAGAACTGCAAAAACTCTATCGGGATCATCAGCAGGGAGACCATTGTAGCAAATCATCCGTGGACGAAAGATACGGCAGAAGAACTGGCGCGGCTTGAAAAGGAAAGTACTGAGGCTCTTATGCCTGATTATGCGGCAGACGGTTCCGCGCCTAACGGTGCTGAAGAATGAACTACTGGGAAAAGCGTTTTGAAAGGCTGAAACGGCAACAGATGGGGAAAGCAGAAACCGTCACGGCTGCTATGCGCAGGGAATACACGAAAGCGTTGACCGCATTACGCAAGGAAGTGCTGGACTGGTATTACAGATACGCGGAAGAAAATGAAATGTCTCTGGCTGATGCGAAAAGGGAACTCGATGCACGGGAGCTGAAAGCATTTCGACTGACATTAAAAGAATATATCAAACTGGCCAAAAAGAAAGACCTTCCGCAAAAATATATCAAAATGTTGGATAAAGCTTCTATTCGCGCACGGTTGGACAGGAGCCAGGAATTATATATTAAGACATCGTGGTATGTTGAAGAACTGGCAAAATCGCAAAATCTAAGCATGAATCGTCTCTTGGCTAATGTGTATGAGGACAGCGTTTACAAAACGGCGTATGAGGCGCAAAAGCTGAAGGGGGAATTTTCCACATTTAAGGGGGTAGCAAAGCAGGATATAGAAACCGCCGTATCCAAGCCGTGGGCAAGTGACGGAAAGGATTTTTCCGGCAGGATATGGGATAATAAAACGCAGCTTATGAATACCCTGCAGACAGAAATGACACGGTCTTTTATGATTGGTGAAGGCGTGGCACCATTAATTAATCGGATACAGAAACGATTTAATGTATCATTCAGTAATGCCCGTCGGTTAGTGGAAACGGAAACAGCCTATGTGCAGGAAAAGGCAATGCTTGACACTTACGACGCGTTAGACGTGGAGCAATATCAGATACTGGCTGTACTGGATTTGAAGACATCGGACATTTGCCGACATCTGGATAAAAAGGTATTTGACAGGAAAGACGCCAAGCCGGGAATTACTATGCCGCCGTTTCATTGCTACTGCCGCTCGACTACAATCCCATACATTGAAGAAATTACTGATAATCAGGAGGATACGAGGGCGGCACGTGACCTATCAACCGGGAAGACGGTATTTGTTGAAGGTGATTTGAATTATGAGGAATGGTATAATAAATACGTAAAGAATACCGATACCGGTGCGTTGACCGGGTTAAAAACCAGTAACGGGATTACTATTGCTAAGCTGTCTAAGCACCAGCAGGAAAGGGCAGATATCCGCAATCTTGATTTAGATGGCATTAGAGACGCATTGATAAATCCGCTGCATGTTGGAGAGGTCGTAGTAAAAGAAAACGGAAACTCGCAGAGATTTATCGGTGAAGCTACAACTGTGAATATAAATCCTGACACGGGGGTTATTATTACATCGTGGCCGACAGGTAAATCTCGACTGAAAAAATATAAGAAAGGGAAATAAAATGATTCTACGGTATGAGTTTACTGAAAAAGAAAAAATGTTCTTAAAGAAAATGCACTTCATTTTTTCTGATGAGATGGAAGATGAGAAAGCCGCGGATTTAGTGGAGGCTATTGCTGATAATATACAGGAGTTAAATGAAGATGACAGAAATATTGCTGAAGATATCATTACTAAAATCACTACTCATCCGGATTGGTAGCGGATAAAAATAACATACGGTTTCAAAAGCACTCTTAACGGGTGCTTTTATATTGCCTTTTCAGTACTGCAGGCGAAAAAGAACAGGTATTTCCGGTGTGGGGGATAAACCACGATAAAAAGTCGAAAGGAGATCATTATGACAAAAGAAGAGTTAAAGGCGTTGGGGCTGACTGATGAACAGGTTACGAAAATTTCGGAGGATTACGGTAAAAATTATGTGGCCAAGTCACAGTTCAACGAAAAGAACGAAGCCCTGAAGAATGCCGAAAAAGAGAAAGGGGAATTATCAAAACAGATTGAAGGTTTAAAAAAGAACAATGACAGTAATGCGGAGCTCAAGAAACAGATTGAGGCTATGCAGGCGGCTGCCAAGACTATGGAAACAGAACATGCTACGCAACTTGCGCAGATGAAACTGGATGCGGCGGTAGAACGTTCTCTGACTGCGGCAAAGGCAAAGAATATTAAGGCTGCCCGCGCTCTGCTGGACTTGAAAGACGCAAAGCTGGACGAAAAAGGGGAAGTCGTTGGACTTTCCGACAAAATTAAAGAGCTGCAGAAATCAGACACGTATCTGTTTGATGTCGTGAATAAACAGAAAAAAGAAGTAGATGGCATCCATCCCGGATCGGGTTCTGATGATGGCGACGCTAAAGGTCTGACTGTACAGCAGCAATTTGAACATGCATTAGGTATTTGATAAAAAGGAGAATTAGACAATGGCAATTAATACACTTGAATATGCAAAGAATTTCCAGCAGAGCTTAGATAAGCAAATGCTGGTAGGTGCGACTTCCGGATGGATGGAAGCTAATGCACAGAATGTAAAATACAACGGCGGGGATACGGTAAAAATGCCGGAGATTTCTATCGGCGGCTTAGCGAAATATGACCGTGACAACGGGTTCAATCAGGGTGCTGTAACTCTGAAATACGCAGATTACAAATTGACACAGGATCGTGGCCGTACGTTCCAGCTTGACTCTATGGACGTAGACGAATCCAACTTTGTGGCATCCGCCGGAAATGTTATGGGTGAGTTCCAGCGTACACAGGTTATCCCGGAAGTGGATGCGTTCCGCTACTCTAAGATCGCGGCTTTGGCAAAAGGCGTATCTCATGAAACGGCAACTTTCACGCCGGATAAAACGAACGTTCTGGAAAAGCTGGATGATGAAATCGCAAAAGTGCAGGACATTATTGGAGAAGGGGAACCTCTTGTCATTATCATGGCTACTCCGATTCGCACTATCCTGAACAATGCAAAAGACATTACTAAGTACTTGGATACGGCGGACTTTAAAGCTGGTGAAATTACTACCAAAGTAAAAACCTATAATGAAATTCCGATTCTTTCAGTTCCTTCCGCCCGCATGAAGACGGCGTATGTATTCAACGACGGCAAAACGGCTGGGCAGGAAAAAGGCGGATTTAAGCCGGATACTGCTGCAAAAGGAATTAACTGGATTATCATTGCCCGCCGTGCACCGATTGCGGTTTCTAAGACGGACAAGATCCGCATTTTTGAACCGAACGTGAATCAGAAGGCCGATGCGTGGAAGTTGGATTACCGCAAATTCCATGATCTCTGGATTCCGACAAACAAGCTGGCTGGTGTATGGGTTAATACCGGGGCGTAAGGAGGTAAATCATGGAAAGATTAACCAGATTGAATGAGGTGCAGTATACAGAAAGTGATTTCCAGAAAGAGAAACTAATCAAAGAGGGATTCGTTCTTGATGAGGACTATGGCGCTGATAATGATGCTGTTGCACTGGATAAGATGACCAAGCAGCAGCTTGTTGATTATGCGGAAGCTAACGGGATTGATATTTCCGGTGCGAATACAAAAGCCGATATCCTTTCTCTAATTAAGGAGTAATTTTTATGATTGCCGATGTAAAAATACTCATTAAGGGTGTGACCGGGTATGATGTCAAAGATTCTGATATGGTATTGCTGGAATACATCTATCAAGGGGAAGTACAGCACGTTTTGAATAGCTGCAACTTGAAAGAAATCCCTGATGAGCTGCAGCGTACTGTAGATGAAATGACAGCAGGCAGGTTCATGCAAATGAGCAAGGCAGCTATTTTAAGTGCTGATGAGCTTGACGTCGTAAAATCCATAAAAGAAGGGGATACGACGGTAGAGCTTGGTGGAACTTCGGCAGAACAGAGGATGGATGCGCTGATTGCATTATGGACAAAGGAGCGTGATTTAGGATGCTTCCGAAGGCTGCGTTGGTAAGATCAAGAAAAGCAATTGAAAGCTTGTATGCGGATACATGCAGAATTATTACAGAAAAGGATACTATAGATCCGGATACGGGAATTGTAAATACGGCAAGGGTGACCTCTGCGGAGTACCATTGCCGTATTTCTTACAAGAATTTACCCGCGACCGGTGGTGATGGCATTCCTGTTATGACACAATCCGTCGCTCTGTTCTTATCTCCTGAAATTGATGTGCCTGCAGGTGCTGATATTGACGTGGTACGGCAAGGGCGGCCTCTGCATTTTAAATCTGCAGGTGTATCTGCTGTCTATGATAATCATCAGGAAATCAGCCTGGAACACCGGGAGGTGCACGATGGCTGATGTAACTGTAGATTTCAGAGGCTTTGAGGACCTGCAGAAACGAATTGCTGAATTGAATAGTTCCGCAATGGAAGAAGCCAAGCGGCAAAGTATGAAAGAGATGGCAGCCGTGTATCTTGCTGAGGCGAAAAGGAATACCCCGACGAGAGGGGTTCAAACCGTTGAAAGAAACGGCGTGACAATCACAACTAATTCCGAACATATGAAACGTTCGTGGAATGCCGGAGCGGTTGAGCAGAATGGCAGGGAATATAAAGTTAAAGTATTCAATACGGCATCTTACGCTTCTTATGTCAATGATGGCCACCGGCAGCAGCCGGGACGGTATATTCCTATTCTTGGTAAACGTTTGGTGGAAAACTGGGTAGACGGATTGAACATAGCGGAAAAGGCAGAGAAAGAAACGGAACGACAATCTAAAAATATTTTGCGCCGAAATATAAACCGGGTGTTATTGAGGTACAGCACATGACAATAATTAATGAGGTAATCAAAGGCATCTCATCAAAACTGCATAAGCTGACTAAATATCCTGTGTATGTAGACGTAAAGAAGAATCATGTCGTGTTTCCGTGCTTTTATCTGAAGCAGCTGGACCAGTCACAGGAACTGTCTGTTGGTAACCGTTACTGGCAGGAGCATAGCTTTGATATCTGGTTCATGCCGAATGCGGCCGATGAAGTTTCAGATGTCCGGGAAGAAATCCACAAGATGGCGGAAGCGTTCTTGGTAGAGCTGGAGTATATTACTCTTTCCGATGGCTCTGTCATTCGAGGAACGGACATGCATTACCGCACAACTGACGGCGCACTCCATTTCTTTGTTTCTTATAATCTATTTATTTTAAAAGAGCGGGAAAAAGCAGAAAAAATGCAGAGTTTAAAAGCGGAAGGAGCCATAAAAAATGGCAGTTAAAAAAGAAGAACAGGCAGCGTCCGAGGAGCGTTTCGACGGCGTAACGATTGTTAAATCAGCCAAGTATAAACGCTATGCGGACATTTTGACGCATTTACTTAACGAAGGAGAACAGTATACGCATTCCCAGATTGATGAATTACTGAAAGATGCGTTAAATCAGCCTGTTAAGCAGGATATTAACTAAAGGAGGTAACTTATGGCATTAGGTGGCGGTACCTGGCTTTTCCAAAATAAGAAATTGCCCGGTACATATATCAATTTCATTTCAAAAGACCGTCCGATGACGGATATCGCCGACCGCGGTTATGCGGCGATGGCGCTTGATCTGGATTGGGGTGTAAGCGGAGCTGTATTCCGTGTGGAAGCAGAAGATTTCCAGAAAAATTGTCAGAAGATTTTCGGCTATGATTATGGCCATGATAAAATGAAGCCTTTGCGCGATTTGTTTATTAATCTGAAGACAGGGTATTTCTACCGTCTGAACAGCGGCGGAGAGAAAGCAAAGAATACACTGGCAACGGCAAAATATGCGGGAACCAGAGGAAATAATTTATCCACCGCGGTACAGGGCGATCCGGATAACAGCGGAAAGTTCATCGTGTACACTTATCTCACGACAGACGGACTGCTGAAAACGGTAGATAAACAGTCCAACGTCAGCAAAGGCGCGGATTTGCAGGATAATGATTTTGTCGTATTCAGCAAAACCGCGACACTTACTGTAAAAGCGGCGGAACCACTGATCGGTGGCACGAATGGAACAGCGGTTACTGTTTCCGAGTATCAGTCTTTTATTGAGCATATAGAGCCGTATTATTTTAATATTTTGGGATATGCAGGTTCTGACGAGACGGTACAGTCCTTGCTGATTAATTTTACAAAGCGCTGCCGTGAAAACACAGGCTCAAAATTCCAGCTTGTGATTTACGGCAAGACCAAGGTTAATTATCCCGGCGTTATTTCTATCAAGAACGACGTGACGGATACAGGTGCAGAAAAGGGATCCTTAGTATACTGGCTTACCGGAAAAGAAGCGGCATGCGCAATCAATGCGAGCTGCACGAACGCCATCTATGATGGAGAATATACGGTCAATGCCAACTTCAAGCAGTATGAGCTTGAACAGGCTGTCAGCGATGGCATGCTTATGTTCCACAATGTTGCCGACACAGTATCCGGCAATGTATTAGGCGATACCAGAGTTTTGACAGACATCAATACTTTTACAGAAGTAACCAAGGCGATGAACAAAGATTTTACACTGAATCAGGTAATCCGTGTCTTAGACAATGCGGCAATTGACATTGCCCGACTGTTTAACCGGATTTATCTCGGGAAGGTGCAGAATGATGCTGACGGGCGAATTTCTTTATGGAAAGACGGCATTGCGTTGTTTGAAGAATACCAGCGTGTCAGGGCGATTCAGAACTTTGTAGATGATGACTTGCCTGTACCCACGCAGGGCGAAGAGAAAACCGCCGTTCTGTGGACATTTGAAATCCAGCCGACGGCGTGTATGGAAAAATTATATTGTACCGTGGTGGTAGCGTAAGAAAGGAGATAGCTCATGGCAGATGAAATCAGTGCAATCCGTACGATGTTGGCCAAGGATGTTATTTCGGCAAAATTAGCCAGCGCCTATGTGACGGTGGATGGAAATAGATACTTGCTGTTCCAGGCAAAAAGCCTTGAAGCAACAATCGAAAAAGAGAAGGAAGAAGTTGCTATTCTGGGACGCCTGATGAAAGGGAATAAGTCCGTGTCCGCTAAGGGGAGCGGTACGCTGACAATTTACAAGAATACTTCGCTCTTTGAAAATATGATGCTGAAATACGTCAATCAGGGAGTAGATACTTACTTTGACCTGCAGGTCGTCAATAATGACCCGACCAGCGAGGCGGGGAAGCATACCGTGATTCTAACCGGGTGCAATATCGACAAGGGTACTGTTGCCGGATTTGATGCAGAAGGCAAATGGCTTGAAGATGAGATTTCATTCACTTTTGAAGGAATCAAGGTTCCGGAAAAGTTTAAAGAACTTGATGGAATGAAAGCGTAATGGCGGCGGGGACATCCCCGCCTATTCTTTTGCGAAAGGAAAACCAAATGGCTGAAAAAACATTAAAAGCATTTTTTAAAGAAAACGTTATTAAAAAGGCACCGGTACAATATGCCGCGTCAAAGCGAATGGTTGGCGAAAACGGAAAACCCGTGCCGTGGGAAATCCGCGTACTGACTAATGAGGAAATGGACAGTCTACGTGATGCCTGCACGAAACGAATTCCGGTCAAAGGAACTAAAGACTGGAAGATGGAATTTGATCAGGATAAATTCATGATTGAAATGACACTGAAATCTGTCGTATTCCCCAATCTGAACGACGCAGAACTGCAGGGGAACTGGGACGCAATTGGAGCGGAAGAATTACTTAAAGCGATGCTGACACCGGGCGAATTGGCGGATTTGTATTCTGCCGTATCTCAAGCATCTGACTTTGAGGCAGGCATGGGCGATAAGATCAAGACGGTAAAAAACTCTTAAAGGCAAAGGATCTGGATGCGCATGTGGCCTATTTTGCGCTTATTAAGCTACATAGGCTGCCGCACGAGATTTTTACTTTGCCGGAGCACGAATTGGCTATGATCTATGCTTTTGTTGATGAATACATCAAATCAGAGAAAAAGCATGCGTCCAAATTGAAACGCAAATAGAAAGGGGGGCAATAGATGGCAACACTGCAGAACTACATCAGTCTTCGGGATGGTGTCAGTCCGATGCTTGAAAAAATGAGCCGTGCAGCTCACACCGTATCAAATAAATTAAACCGTGCCAGTGGAAGCGCCCGGAACGCCGGAGATTCTTTCGGCTATGCTGCCGGAAAAGCAGGTTTATTTAAGAGTATCCTTGCCGGTAACATTATCGGGAATGTCATCATGCGGGGGCTGGATAGTATTGCAGGTTCTATTTCAGGAGCTGTAGCACTGGCGGATGAATACACAAGTTTGAATGCCAGGCTGGCACTGGTAGCCGGTTCACAGTCTAACGTGGCCGCACTGAATGATATGATTTACGAATCCGCGCAACGAGCACGTGGCGGGTATATGGATATGGCTAAGGCCGTAGCAAGCCTTTCCGTTAATGCCCGGGACGCTTTTCCCGACCCGCGGAAGACAGTGCAGTTTATGGAAGGTATGCAAAAGCTGTTTGTTATCGGCGGTGCATCTAAAGAGAATCAGCAGTTCGCCATGCTGCAGCTGCAGCAATCATTGGCCAGCGGCCGTCTGCAGGGCGATGAATTCAGGTCTATCACTGAAAACGCACCCATTTTGCAGGATATGATTGCTAAAACCATGAAAGTTTCCCGTGGCGAGTTGAAACAACTGTCTGCACAGGGAGAAATCACCGCAGATATCATCAAGCGGGCTATATTTGAAAATATGGATGAAATCAATGATAAATTTGAGAGTATGCCAAAACGCTGGAGCGATCACTTTACAGATTTTAAAAATGTAGTATTGAAATCTTTTGCGCCGATTGCAGACCGTATTAACCGGCTGGCAAACAGCGAAGGCGTCCGATCCATGTTCAGCATGCTGAAAAACGGAATCAAGTCCATCATGCCTGTGCTTTACGCGGTTATCGGCGGCGTGGAGAAATTTGTCAATATGTTCACGGCGGGAATTTCCACCGTAGCATCATTTGTACAGAATCACAGCCTGCTTATGCAGATGGCACTCATCGCGCTTGGCGGGTATCTGGCATTTGTCGGAACGATGGCGCTTATTTCTGCCGGACAGATGGCGCTGGCAGCGATATCAATGGCCGCTAAAACAGCGGCAGACTGGCTGGAAACGGTGGCACTAATCGCATTGACCGTGGCGCAAGAGGGTCTGAATGCGGCGCTGTATGCGTGTCCACTGACATGGATAGTCGGCGCTATTATTGCTGTTATCGCCGTGCTGTATGCAGCAGTGGCAGCGGTTAATTATTTTGCGGGAATGAGCATATCGGCAACAGGTATTATCTTCGGGGCTTTCATGCTGTTGTTCTCTTCTATATGGAACATGATTGCATTTACTGTGAATATGTTTGTCTCTCTTGCAGAATTCATCGGGAACGTTTTTGTGGATCCTCTGAATGCCACCTATAACCTGTTTGCGGATATTTGGAATGGTGTCGTCGATCTGGTAGGACAGGCGGTAGCCGCTATTGTTGATATGATTGCGCAAATCCCGGGGATGAATAAGCTTGGAATCAGCACTGATTTTTCCGCAGAATCTCTCCATCTTGAGAGAAAAGAAATCTCCGGAGGTTATGATTTTTCCGGTTATAAAATGAAAACGCTGGATCCTTCTAATGAAATGGCGTGGGGCTATAATGTCGGCGCAGGCATCGGTGGCAGTATCAGTGACGCGCTCCAGATGCCTGAAATAGCGGCACCCGGTTACAACGCTAAGGATATCGCCGATAACACGGCGAATACTGCAGATAACACCGGCAAGGGAGCAAAAGATGCTAAACGGGCAGCTGACGCTTTGGACAGTACGGCGGATGACCTCGCTTTTCTCCGGGAAGCGGCTGAGAGGGAAGCAATCAATAAATATACGACGGCTACTATTCATATCGACGTAGGCGGAGTCACTGCAGGAGATACCGGCGGCAATGATTTTGATGGTGTCTTGCGGCGGCTGAATGATGTATTGATAGAATCTGTAGAGAATGGAGCGGAGGCGGTACAACGATGAGTTACTATTTCTTTTTAGGGAATACGATGCTCCCCGTTCCGCCGCCCAGAATGAACACGAAAATTAACGGGAAAAATAAAACAATTAATCTGATTAATGAAGGTGAAGTTAATTTAATCAAGACGCCCGGATTAACAGAAATATCATTTGATTTCCTGCTACCTAACAGCAAATATCCTTTTGCGAATTATGATTCATCCTTACAGACAGGATTAATCAATTATGCTGTAGGGGCCATTTCATCCCGGATTGGCGGCTCTTTAGGAAACGCATTTTCTTTTAAGAAAGCGGCGCCGTTCCTCGATTCACTCAAAGCTTCTAAAGAGACGCAGAATCCAGTCCGGTTTATCGTTGCCCGCATGGGTTTTGATTATTCTCAGTTGTGGAATACTAACATGCTTTGCACTATTGAGAATTATACAATAGGTGAGGATGCCCGGAATGGAAACGATTTAAATATCAGTATTGTACTCAAGCAGTATAAATTCTTTGGAACCAAAGAGGTAGAAGTGACGAAGAATGAAGATGGTACGGAAACATTGCGGGTAAAAGAACCGCGATATACCCCGACAACACAGGTTCCCGCGATGATGAAAATAACAAATCAATTGTCTGTGCTGGAAGCCTGTAAAGGCGTTATTGATGGCAATCTTGACTGGCGAGCAGTGGCCAACGCCAGCGGGGTGACTAACCCACTGGAAAAGAATATAAAAGGGCAGGTGCTTAAACTTGTTTGAAGTTATTATCCATAACAAGACGGAAAACAAATATTACGCGCCTGCTGTGTTGGATGGAGCGAAAATTGAATGGACTATCAGCGGGGCACCGGGGAAGTTCACGTTTACCGTATACAAAGATGAAACTCTTAAATTTGTTGAGGGGGATACTGTGCAGGTCAAGGTTGGAGATAAAGCTGTTTTCTTCGGGTTTGTTTTCGCAAAGAAACGAAACAAAGACAGCAGTATCGATGTCACTGCTTATGATCAACTCCGGTACCTGAAAAATAAAGAAAGCTGGCAATACAAGAATATGACTGCCACGCAGGTCATACAGAAGCTGGCCGAATATTTTCAGCTAAAAGTCGGAACATTGGCGGATACTAAATTCGTGATTGATAAGAGGGTGGAGGATAATGCTACTCTTTTTGATATTATTCAGGGTGCGCTGGACGTCACCTTAGTCAATACAAAAGAAGTTTATGTGCTTTACGATGATTTCCAAAAACTCATGCTCTCCAAACCGATTGACATGGTAGTTCCCATTCTCATAGATAATGAAACCGCAGAAGATTTTGATTATGAAAGTAGCATAGACAAGGACACGTATAACTTGGTCAAGTTGGTGGTAGAAGACAAGCAGGCAGAGGGAGAAGGGAAGCGAAAAGAATTTTACGCGCCCATGACTCCGGACGAGTTTGCAAAATCAAAAGAAAAAGACCAGTGGGGCGTTCTGCAGTATTATGAAAAGCTACAGAAGAATATCCAAAATCCGCAGGAAAGAGCTAACCAAATGCTTGAGTTTTACAATGTAGTCCGCAGGAAGCTGGATATAAAAGGGGCGGCAGGAGATATTCGGGTACGTGCAGGCTCCATGATTTACGTAAAACTTAATCTTGGTGATGTAGAACTGGCACATAAGGTACTGGTGACGAAAGTTGTCCATACTTTTTCAAATCAGGTTCACTTAATGGATCTGACACTCAAAGGTGGTGTGATTAATGATCAATGATGAATTGCCGAATGTGCTGAAATCTTTTGTGGCTCAGACCGTGCGCGGAATGAATCCGTCTGATTTCATTCTAGGCGAAGTTATCTCTGAAACGCCTTTGGTTATCCGCGTAGGAGAAAATGAGTTGGATGAAGATTTTTTAATACTTTCTGATAATGTCCGTGATTTTGAAGTAGATATTGAAGTAAACCACATTACTGAAAAACGGGCAGGCGGCGGAGGATACGCGGAGTATGCCAGCCATGACCACGGCTACAAAGGAAGGAAGAAGATCATTATCTATAACGGATTAAAAATCGGAGAGAAAGTCGTTATGATACAGCAGTCCGGCGGGCAGCTGTTTTTTGTTGCTAATCGTGTGTACAACCATTCTGATATCCACGGACAGTGGGGGTGATTAAATGAGATTATTACCGGAAGAATTTAACAACGTATCCATTGCGGGCAGCCAGACACGTATGCCGTCTAAAACCTATCAAATGAATATTGAAGAGGAAACGGTGTCGGGGATAATAACAGATGACTTGGAAGCTGTGCGGCAAGCCGTCTATAAGATCTTAAATACAGAACGATATAAACACATAATTTATTCTTCGAATTACGGCGTGGAACTTGCTAATCTGTTTGGCAAACCTATGCCTTACGTTATCCCTGAAATCCCGCGCCGGATAGAAGAGGCACTACTGGTAGATGACCGTATCAACAAAGTAGACGGCTTTGATTTGAAATATGACAAACAGGGGAATGTCAAATGTTATTTTGTAGTTCATTCTATTTTCGGAGATGTTGAGATTGAAAGGAGCGTGAAGATAAAGAATGTATGAGGACCAGACAAGCTCTGTCATAGAAAAAAGAATGCTGGATGCCGTTAGTCCCGCAGTGGATAAACGAGAAGGCAGTATTATACATGATGCAACGGCTCCGGTATCGATCGAACTTGAACTGATGTATGCCGCACTGGACTGGTTCGTGAAAAATACGTTTGGTGATACAGCAGAGCGCGAGTTTCTAATTGAGCGGGCTTTAGAACGTGGACTTGTGCCGTATAAAGCAACAAGGGCGGTCGTACGTGGGATATTTATTCCGAACACGCTGGAAATACCAATTGGACATCGATTTTCTTGTGACGGGATCAACTATGCAGTAGCAAAAAAAATGAATGCTGGTAGTTATCTACTGCGCTGTGAGACGGTGGGTATATCAGGAAATAAGGCAACGGGAACGCTTGTGCCTATTAATTACTTACCTGCGTTAAAGTCTGCAAGGATTGAAATGTTAGCTGTTCCTGGTGTTGATGACGAAGATACGGAAGCGTTTCGTCAACGGTATTTAAAAAGTTTTGAAACGCAAGCGTACGGAGGAAATATTGCCGACTATAAAGAAAAAGTATTGTCCATATCCGGCGTGGGTGGTGTCAAAGTATATCCGGTGTGGAACGGCGGAGGTACTGTCAAAATCGTATTTTGTACATCAGAATTTAAACCGCCAAATGGTGAGTTTGTAAGACAAGTACAGGAAGTATTGGATCCGATCCCTTATCATCAGCAGGGCGTTGGCGTGGCACCGATAGGGCATTATGTGACGGTAGCCGGAACTACTAAGAAAGCAGTCAACGTCAAAGCAAAAATTTCTGTAAAACCCGGATTTGTACTGAGTGATGTAAAACAGCAAGTCGTAGAGTCAATTAAAAATTACCTGAAAGAGCTCAATCACGACTGGAAAACCACGCAAACTGTTTCCGCAAATACATTTACAAATGTAGGGTTAATTCTACGAATATCTAAAATCGAAAGTTGTATCTTAGACGTGACAGGAGTTCTTGATGTAGAAAATTTAACAGTCAACGGATCGAAACGGAATATACAGCTTGACCCGGATGAACTCACCGAACTAGGGGGGATGACGTATGAGTGATGACTTGCGAAATAGTATTGAATGCAGAAAAACTAACATTCGACATTATTTCCCCGACGTGCTTGCTAATGCAGTAGAGTTTAATGAATTTGCGAATGTAGTAGAACCGGAGCTAAATCGTGTTATTAAGCTGCTTATTGAAAAGGCTTTAGATACTTTTGTATTTGATTTAGATGAAGACGGAGCGGGGCGCTGGGAAAAAATGTTGAAAATGTCACCTCGAAATGCAGATACTCTTGATGACCGACGAATGGCCATTCTTGCCCAAATTATGCCAAATACGCCATATACACATAGAAAATTAGAGATTCTTCTGGATGAGATTTGTGGGGAAGGAAATTACAGTATCAATCTAAAACACAGTCAGTACTACATCAAAATACTGATTGCATTAGGTGTCAAACGGCAGAGACAGACTGCGGAATATATGCTTCGATGTATATTACCCGCGAATCTGACGATTGAAATAGATTTAATGTATAACCGACATATAGATCTGAAGCGGTTTACACATGGGAGAATGAAAGAATTGATGTATACTCATCATGATTTAAGAGCGGAGGTACTGGCAGATGCCTAATTACACAAAAACGATAAACCTTGAAAAGCCTTTGCAAACCGAAACTTACGATGTAAATAAACGAAATGCAAACTGGGATAAAATTGATGAAGCTATAAAAAAAGATAGAGACGATGTGAATACGCATGCTACAGATTCAGGTGCGCACAAAAATGGGATAGCTGGTAATGCAGCCAGCGCCTCAAAATTATTACGTAAATTTAAAATAGGTATTGCAGGAAAAGTATATGCTGAACCTGTATGGGTTGACGGTTCTGAAGAGAAAGACATAGTAATTACTAAAGTTTTAGAATCTGAAAAAGCCGTTAACGATGCAGCGGGTAATAAGATAAACACTACTTATTTACCGCTTACCGGGGGTACTTTGACCGGAGACTTAATCAATGAGTCTAAATATGTAAAAAATGCAACAAGTATAGACTCAACCGCGATCGGAAGCGGAGAAAATGAAGAAGCTATCGTTATGGCGCGCGATAAAAATGATAAATTGATAGGGCAAATTAACATCACTCGTCAAAAAAACAACCAAAATGTACAGTTACGTCATCGAGTTGTGAACAAGGGATGGTCTGACCTGCGGGTAGTTCAAGATGACAATGGAAATTATTGGGCAGAATATGCTGGTGGAGCCGGAACTAATTTACAAATCCCGCAAGACGACAATAGTAAAAAAATCCCGACCACAGCATGGGTAATAAATGCTACGACCGCTGCCGCAAAAAAACTGGATACAGCAAAAGCTATTAAAATAGTCGGTGATTTTATAACTGGATCTGAAAAAACTTTTGACGGAACTCAAAATATAAACATTCCTTTAGATTTGGATAAAACAATTAAAAATGCCAGAATTGTGGCAAGTTTGCTAAATCCCTCAAGCGGTTATATTAAATGGGCTAACGGCTTGATTGTACAATGGGGACATGGAACGATTCCATCTACTGTAACAAGTCCAGATACTCCGTTTGAAGCTTCTTATCCAATGGCGTTTCCTAATTCATGCTTTATTCTTGTTGGTAATGATGTTGGGAGTGCGGCGTATACATTGGCTTTTTATCCTACCTCAAATACTAAATTTAAAATATGGCGTCGCCATCCGAATTTTGGCTATGCCGGTGAAACGGGCTTTCAGTATATTGCTATTGGCAAGTAAAGGAGGTTAGAACGATGGAAGATAAAAACTACATATCTATCTATTCGAAGGAAACTGGATTACGTATAACAACTTTTGCTGTCGGTATTCACGGTGAAACAATAGAAGAATTACTAAAAAAAGCTGTAGAGGATTATCATACTGCTTTCTGTGTAGAACAAACGGAAGAAGAGTACTGTCGTGTAATAACCAATGACATTATCTATGTAAACGGGGGATTGCAAGAACGTCCGCCGATATCTAAAGAAGAAAAAGGACGGCAGGCACTTTCCGCCTTAGATGCTGAATATGAAAGAAAGATAAGCAGCATTGAAGAAGAAATGGCAAAAGCAAAAGCTATAGAAGATGAAGAACTATATGCCGACCTGAAAACAGAACGAGAAGAATTGATTAGCGAATATACGAAGAAAAGGAGCGAAATATAATGGAACGCTGTTTTTTATGCCACAGGAAAATGAACAAAGAAACAGGGCTTTGCACTAATAAAAAATGCATCCGGAGCAAGCCACTGGAAGAGAAAAAAAGACTGAAAATAAGACGGAGGATAATAAATAATGAGTATGGGGGATATGAGCCCAGAGGCGTTGGAACGAATCGTCAGAATTGAGACAAAGCTGGATATGCTTGTCGAAATGATTCCGAAAATGCAGGAGCTGCAGTTGGCGCACGAAAGAGCAGCGCAGAGCGCTAAATCAGCGCATCATCGAATAGACAATATATACAAGGTAGCAGGGCTTATATCTACCATCGTATCTGTTGTCATTGCATTAATCGGGAAGGTGCTGTGATATGTTAGGAAAAATAAAATCATTATGGAGAAAAGCTGTCGGATACGTAAATGGTCACATACCGAAAGGGAATGCCAAGCCGTCTATGAAAGTAGTCTATGGTTATGCCATAGGCTTTTTAATTCTGTTTTGTGTTGTGCTGACCGCGTGGGTTATTGAATTCTGCAAGGGGTCAGCAAATACGATGACATTGATTAAATTCTTTGAAGATTATACGGCGGTTCCGGTCGTCGGGGCGATTGCATTTATCGCAAAGTATATGGTGGATAAAAACCGCAATGGCCGGCCGGATGCTATAGAAAAGGAGCTGAAAAAAGATGACGTTAAAAGAAATTGAAGTATTGCTGAAGAATGCTGTGGGAGGCATTGACCGAATTTATGAACACTGGACAGGCTGTGACGGGAGTGTAGTCAATCTGCCTGACTATACAGTAGTAATCGACCGTGCAGGCGGTTATCACGTCATGCACGAAGATTTTACTGAAAAGCTGGCGCACACGTGGCACAGAAACAGCCGGTCAATCGGTATAGCGATGGCGTGTTGCAAAGACGCGGTATGCTATTATGATTCTTCCGATGGTGTAGATCTGGGGAGTGAACCGCCGACAAAAGAACAGATTGAAGCTATGGCGATGCTGACTGCAAAAGCTGAAATTATACTCGGGCTTACTGCGGACGATGTATATACGCATGCGGAAATCGCTGAAATTGACGGTTACGGCGTCGATAGTGGAGACTCTGATATGCGCTGGGATCTGCTATATTTACCGGATTACGGTAACGGCGGAGTATTAGTGCCGGGTGGGGATCTGATTCGGGGCAAAGCAGAATTTTACAAACAGGAGGGCTAAATGTGTGGAAAACCATTAAAACAAGCAATTATCGTTATCTGCTTATTATTGGGATTATTATCTTGCTGCTCGTTACAGGTATCTGCGGATGGTGGTGTTATGAATCGAGCAGAGCCAAAACAGACTGTCATGATATCAATAACGAATTGGAACGAGCTCAAGACAGAATTCACAGCGCAGAGCTTGGAGTTAAATCAGCTCAGGCAAAAATTGATTATGCTCAAGATGGATTCCGGCGAGCAAATGAAACAGCTGGAGAAATTGCAGAAAGAACTCGAAGAGACGCAGGTATCATTAACGATTGCGAATCAATCGTTGAACGATGTCAAGAACGATCTAACAGAATCCAGAACATCATTAGAAGAGTTGAAGAACAAAATAAAGAAAATAGAGCACAAACAAGCAGTCATACGTAGACAACGAGATATATATGCGGGGCTGTTTGTTATTACCGTAGGTGCAGTTATCGCTCGGAGGTGATCCGGTATCTGCAAGAAATGGGTGGGAAACCGCCCTGTTTTGTTAAAAATCCGTCAAAAATAAGCACTACACAAAAACAACAGTCAATAAAAACATATGAGAAGTTATGGCAACAAAAAACAAGTAAAACACGAATAATATCGACAGTTTCGGGATTAATGCGTTGTCTCAAAATCTGCCGATAGCAATATCGTGTGGGTTCAAGTCCCACCTCCGGCACCATAAGTACCGTAAGAACTATTACGTTCCTGCGGTATTTTATTATGCGGAAAGACGATCGGCTTAAATATATGGCAGGATTTTTTATGTAGGTATATAAATGAGGCAGGGCAGGAAAGTTTGACATGGGGAATGGCCGTTTCTATAATGGGAGTCATCTGATGCAAATGATGGAGGAGATATTTTGAATATACTTGAACTGGCGAGACATGAAAAAAATCTGGTAGTTGGTCTGCGCCGTTATTTCCATGAAAATCCCGAATTGTCGCAAAAAGAATTTAAGACGATGGATTTTATTGAAAAGAAATTGAATGGGTGGGGGATAGAAACGGTTCGTATTCCCCACGGCGGCATTTTTGGTGTTTTGGACAGCGGTAAACCCGGGTGGACGATGCTCATGCGTGCAGATATCGATGCGCTTCCGATTGATGAGGATTCCTGTAATTTAAAAGGGAAAAAGATATGCGTTTCTAAAAATGCGGGAGTAATGCATGCCTGCGGGCATGACGGGCATATGGCGATGCTTTTGACAGAAGCCAAGATTTTGGCGGAGCATAAAGAAGAATGGGAAGGCAAGATCATTCTGATGTTTGAAGAAGCGGAGGAAATGGGGGAGCGTGGTATCGCGCCCTTGCTCCGTTATCTGCGAGACAACCGGATTCATGTGGATGCCTGTTTCGGTACACATGTGAAATGGGATTTATCTGCGGGGAAAGTGGGAATCCTTTATGGTTCGGTCATGGCAGGCGCGTATTTCTTCCGGGTGAAAATCCATGGAAAGAGCGGCCATGGTTCTCGTCCTGATATGGCTCACAGCCCGATTGAATGTTTTGTTACGATTGCCAATGAACTTCGGGCATATCGTATGCGTGCCGTTGCGCCGGAGGAAAGTCTGACCTATTCTTTTGGCTGTGTAGAGGGTGGGCATGAGCCGAATATTATTCCTGAAGAGCTGACATTTGCAGGAACGGCACGGTGTACAAAGAATGAAGACGGCCTGTCATTCCGGACGGTTATGAAGGAAATCATAGAGCATACCTGCCGCATGTATGAATGTACAGCGGAGTTTGTGGAGGATCAATATTTCCCTGTGACGGTGAATACAAGGGAATGTGTGGATCTTGCGCGGAAAGCGGTCAGGGAGAATTGTGGGACGGAAGCGCTTGATTCGAATTGCCCCATGTGGATGGCAACGGAGACATTTTCCATCACGGAATCCATTTATCCGGGGGTATTCTTTTTTACAGGCATTTATGATGAAACGGTAGGAAGCGGCAGCGGACATCATACCCCTGCGTTTGATATCGGTGAAAGAGGATTGGTGACAGGAGTGGCGGCGGCGTTATCATTTGTTCTTGCCGCACTGAAAGAGAAGCCGAAATGTAACAGCTTTCAGCCGGCGGATTTGGAGAGTATGCTGAAACTGATAGAATAG